GTCCTGGGAACCCCCAGCCACGTGAAGGCTTGGAGTAAACGGTGCGCGGAACAGCGTTGGTCTGCGGATCGAGATACCCAAGCTTGTAAAGGTCTTTGTCGGTGTACCAGATGTCACCGGAAGCCATGATGGTTCGAAGTTTGTACGAGTAGTCACCCTCTTGCTCGGATTCGAGCCCTTCGGGGTTACGCACAACGCGAAGCACGGCACCGATGACTTTATCGGTGACGTACTCATGATCGACCGTTCCAGCTGCCACCCGTGACGGAAGCGATGGGATGAGATTGACCAGTTCACGAACTGCTTCGTCAATCTTCCTCTCAACCCAGGCACGGCGTCCCGAGGAGATAACCCCTTCATAGGACTCTTCTACGTCACTAAGGGTGACAGCCAGAACGTTCGTCATTGGTTACTCCTCGGTGGCGGCGTCGTCTTCTTCGAGAAGAGAGACGAGTTCGTCCTTGGAGAGGGAGGAGTAGCCGGACAGGCCCCGGGTCTTTGCTTCGTCCTTGAGCTCGTCCTTGGTCAAGTCGTTGTAGTCGACCTCTTCCTCGTCATCCTCATCGGACTCGGAGTCGTAGCCTTCTACGTCGGCGGTGCCGCCTTCAGAGGCCGGTGCAGACTCGAGCGGAACGCCCGGTGCATCACCGTCAGCGTTGGCAATTTCCTCGTCCGTAGCAGGTCGGGAAACGCCGCCAGTCAGGTGATCGCCGAGCAATTCGACGGCCCAATCGGGAACGACTTCGCCTTCGCGCAGGACAACGAGTTCGTAGTCATCCTTGCGGAGGACGACGTTGGCAGTGAGCACTTTCTTGTCAGCCATTGTCTTACCTTTCGTGAGATTGATTGGCAGTAAGGTGTGGACGAGCCGAAACCCGCCCACACCTTACAACTAGAGAACCTTGGCAGCCAGGCTCAGTGCGGCGTTGCCCAGGACGGGCATACCGATGGCGTCGGCAACGACCTCGGCGATAACCGGGACGTTGTCGCTCTTGACGACACCAGCAACGATGCCCGCACGTTCGTCGTCCTGGATGGCCCAGTCGAGTTCGGTTGCGGTCAGCGTGGTGCCCCAGTACGTGGCGCCCAGTTCGGACTCGCCATCAGCGCCGGGAGCCGGCAGCATGAGGACGGTGTCGTCCTTGGTCACGCGGGAGATAACGCCCTCGTAGTTCTTGATGCGACGGTCGTAGATCGTGACCGGCGGCAGGCCCTCGGAGATGAGGATGGCGTTGATTTCATCGCGGGACAGCGGACGACCCGTTGCCTGGTTGATGAACTCGTCGGCGAGACGCAGACCGTTCCACACACGGGTGGACATGAGCAGCGAACCCGGCTTGGTGCCGTTGTTGGTCGTCTCGTACAGTTCCTGCCAGGAGAACAGCTGGTCGAGGCGGGACACCGAAGCGTTCGCCGAGGTCCAGAGCTGAGAGGCAGTGATGTTGTGCTCGGCGGGACGGCCGAAGTCATCAGAGAACGAGAAGTTCCGCTGGTTGACGGTGGCCTTGCCGGTGTCGAGGACCACACCGCGCAGGATTTCGATACGGTCCGCGATGGCCCGAACGATCTGGTTGGTGGTCTTCAGGATGTGCGAGCGGTATGCATCGTCGGATGCATTGCGCAGACGCAGTGCCCGGTACTCGGAGATGGGCTGCTTCTGACCGAGAGCAGGCAGCTCGAGCTTCAGGCCCTTGCCGCGTTCCTGACGGGCGATGGACGGCTCAGCGTCGAACGCACGGAACTCGGCAGCTTCACGCAGGCCGTTCTCCCCGATCTCGAACTCAACGTGGGTGTCGTCCACGTGAGTGTTCGGGAGGTAACGCTCGAGCGTACCGTTGCGGTCTTCGGCGGCCTGGAGGCCGGCGCGGGCGAAACCGGTCAGTTCAGCCGGTTCAAGTACATCAGTCCACAGAGGCATTAGGTTTCACTCCCTTCTTAGGCAGTTTCGTAGGTGAACAGGCCCTTGGCGTTTGCAGCCGCGGGAATGACAAAGGCGACGGGCAGGCGAGCCGGACGGACGCGACCGTGATCAACCATTGCGGAGTTGATGTGGGTGTCCGTGGAGCCGGTGGTCACCGGTACGTCGTTGCGCAGGAAGCCGTAGTGGTCGCCAGTGCCACCAGCACCTGCGTTCACGTACGGAACTGCTTCGCCGGCAACAATGGCCAGCGGAGTGCCGGACTTGATGTACCCGTCGGTGACGGTGAAGGCTGAAAGCTTCAGCCGTACAGTCTGGTTCTTATCCAGTCCCCGAGTGGAGGCGAGCCAAGTCTGGTCACCTTCCGACAGTGCCGGGGTTTCAACGCGGTTAGGCATTTTTCAAACCCTTTCTATTTCTTCTTGGAGAACTCTTCGAAGAGTTCCTTGCCAGAGGCAACGGTCGAACCGGTAGTCCGTTCACGTGTGCCCTGATGGGTGCGGTTGCCCGAGCGTCGAGTTACCTGGCGGACAGCGGGAGCGATCAGTTCCGCCTTCGTCTTCACACGTTCGACGTCAACGGAGCCATCCTTGACGAACTTGTTCAGATCGATGTCTTCGAGGATGTTGTCGAGCGCATCCTCTTCGAGACGGTCACCGACGGCAGCAACGAAAGCGGAACGCACCTGGGCAGGTAGCTGTTCGGCGCGAAGTTCAGCGAGGATCTCGGCCCGAAGAGCAGCGGCGTCAACAGGAGCGCCGGGAGTACCGTCGTTCTTGTCGTCCTTGTCTTCCGGCTTGTTCAAGGCGTCGAACTTGGCAGCCTTTTCCTTGAGCTCCGAGTAGTCCTTCTGTTCCTTCACGATGTTCTCGTGCTTGCGGGCGTGGTACTTCCAGTACGCGGCCTGCTCTTTGTCGGTCATCTCAGCGACGGGGGTGTCAGCCGGGTAGCCTTTTTCAATATCGGGCATTGTTTTCTTCCTGTCGGAAAGTGAGTCGCCCATTTCGGGCTTTACGATCACATCTGATGTTACCACACCATACTGGCTCCACCAGTCATCGATTGCGGTAAAAACCTGTTCATTCTTGTGTGGATCACGACCGCGTTCCTTCACGCGTTCTTTAGCCACGTCAGCGGGCGTTTCGAGAACGACAACCTCAGATGCGTTCAGACGCGTAGCGAGCTCTGTACGCGCCTTTGCATCGGCGACACATCGAATCACCCATGCGTCACCTTTGAAGTTCTTAGCGACCTCTTCCATGCCATTGCGAATGAACTTGAGCTCATCCAACGAAAGGTTCGGATGTGTGGCACGGATCTCGTCGAAGTCGACAATGAAATTGCCATCCTTCCAACGGTCGGTGACGTATTTGTTCTTACCAGCCCCTGGCGGGCCCGTGATAAGCCTAACCGTCACAGCATGCCCCGAGCAGCCAGGCTGTCGATGGCGGCCTTCTGACGGTTCTTGAGCTCCTTCCAGGCCTTGATGTAAGAACCGTCCTCGTGGTGAGGGGCCATGTGCTCACGGACCACACCTGAGGGGTCCTGTACTGTGACCTCAGCGCAGCCCTGGTCGTCAAGGGGCAGGATGCCGTAGGAAGTATCGCCCACCTGCTCGAACTCGAGGGTCTCGTTACAAACCATGCACTTTACTTTGAAGATCATGTCATTTCCTTCGCTTGAGAGCAGCCTGGCGAGTTTCGAGAACCGAGATACGGTCTCGCTGCCAGTTCAATGACAATGCTACATCCTCACCGTTCGCCAACCTCTTGGCAAGTTTCTCGGACGACTTGCGCAGCACATGGAGCTGGTTGTCGATCGACTCTGCAGGCGTGACCTTCTGTGCCTTGGCACGCTTGCGCTGCTTCGAACCCTGACGATTGCCCGTCGAGATGATCGGTCCAAGCTCACCGTGATCCGTGAAACTTACTTTAGTAGACAGCAGATCGCCTGCAGCGTTCGAGCCAGCAGCCGCGTACAGTTCCTTCAGATCGTCTTCATTGAGCTCGAGCCCAGGGTCATTGCCTTCAGTGATCGGCAGGGTGTCGCAGTTGCATTCGTCGTGGATTGGCATCAGGGTGCCCTTATTATACACTCGCTGGCTTGCGACCACACATAAACCGCACGATTGGCCGGTCTTCGACAGCTCGGGATGAATGATGCGACGCCAGCCTGTCACCTCTGGTGTGGCCTCGTAGATGTCAGCCATTTCCTCACGACGAGCCAGGAGCAGATCGGTTTCAGCGATGGTCGACAGTCGATCAATAGCCAGGCCCAGGGACTGACGGTAAGGGGTGCCCGTTGACAGATGGTAACGCATCTCCTCAGCAGGACGCTGGTAAACCTCGAGCGGACTGACGCCGCGTTCGTAGATTTCCACGTCGCCTTCGATGCCGTCAAGACGAATGATGTCTTCGTCCTTAGGAAACGGGATCTGCATTTCCTTGTAGACGAGCTTCATATATGCCCTTTGGCGCATACGTGTTTGGCGAGTCGCAGCCTCGACAGTCGTAGCGGATCGAGCAGCCTGGGCGATGAGCAGATCGTAGTCCGTCCAGTTTCGGTACGGCGTCCACAAACGAGTGAGGAGCTGGACGAGCTGAAGGGACAGACCGCCCGCGAGGGCAGCCTGCCTTTCGATGAGCTTGATCAGGTTATCCGTCAACATTACGACGCACCGCCTGATTCACCCGGAATCGTCGTCCTGGGAGGGTCTGTGATGCCGGGTACAGAGTTTGAATCGGACGACGTGAGCAGTGATGCCATGAACGCATCCTCGAGCCTCTCAGACTCTGCCTTGGCGATCTGGTCGGGCGACATTTCGAGGAACAGTTCCTGTACCTGACGCCAGGTTGCACCAGCGACCTTTGCCTGTACGGCAGCGGTTGCCTTTTCCTGCAGCGAGGAACGACGCGGAGATGCCCAGAGGCCTTCGATCTGATCAACGTCTGCGCGTTCTTCGTCACCCATCATCTCGAACGCAGATGCGATGGTACGGCAGAACCCCTGATCGGCAAGGTCGATGCAAGCCTCAGTTTTGAACAGCAGACCTTCACGCTGCAGGGCTGCACCTTCAGCGGAACCATTCGCTGCGTCGGGTACAACCGAGAACAGCGGTGTGGACGAGGACACAGCCAGGTGGATGATGTCATCCTTGACCGCAGTCAGTACGGGAGTGATGTCACCCTGGCCCGATTCCCAGAACTCGGCGACGGCGGGTAGAATCCACACCGCACCGGGGTCGGTTCGGAAGATGTCAGTGTAATCGATCTCATTGCCATCCTTGTCCGTGTTGGGCACGCCCTTGACGGCACGCTGACGGAAAGCCTGGAAAGCAATGATGATCATGCGCTGCAGGATGGTGTGGTTGATACGCTCGAGGGTAGCAATGTGCTTCTCGAACTCACCCTTGCCCTGACGGTTACGGAAGTGATGGATCGGCGGGTACAAGGTATCCGTCGGGTTCACCAGGTCGCCGTCTTCAGTAACCAGCACGTCTGCAGGATTGACGGGCGGGTCCCACGTCCAAGCCGACGGTCGGATGATGTAGTGACGTGACTTCTTGCCGGGCAATGTCGATTGGCCCTTCTTACGGGCCACACGATAGTAATTGTCGCGGTACAGCACGAGCACGTCGGAATCGGTCAGATCGTCACGGTACATCTTGACCGCAGCAATCGCGTAGCCCGGATTGTCGGGATCGTCCTCGGTGATGCACTGCATGGGGTGCTCGGGACGGATCAATACGCCCTTTTCTTTGTCGAGCGGATCACGCCAGCCTACGGAGGTGTAGGAATCTGCGAACGTTAGCATCCATTCGATGACTTCACCAGAAGCCACCTTCATGTTGTTGCGCTTCCAGATCTTGGCCGCTTCCTTGTCCCCGTTTTCGTCGCCGGCAGCAGCCGTGCGGAATGCCAGGGGCTTCATGCGATACAGAGGAGCGTTGATGATCAGTTCTGCGAGATTCAGCCGGGCGAACTTCAGGATTCGCTCAAAGCCTTCGTTGTCGGGTGAATCAGGTCGGACGGGTGTGGGCGGATTGCCTTCCATCCAACCTTCGAGGTCGAAAAGACGAGGCAGACGCTCGCCCTGCTTTTTGCAGAGTCGATGCAGCCACCATTCGTCTGTGCCAGGAGTTTTCATCTTCTTGGCATCAAGGGGCATTTCTATTCTCCTTAACGGACGCGACGTGGCACGAAGGTCGGTTCTTCAACCGGTCCCTTAGCCAGGAAGACAGCACGAGCCTCGTAAGCGAGGGTTGCTGCCATTGCACCATCCATTTTCTTGACAGAATTCTTGGTGTCCTTACCAATAACAGTACCACCACGACGCTCCCACCGTCTGGCATTCAGGAAGTGCCGCACGAGTACGGGATCCTTGTCCAGACGAACTTCGCCGAGTGACATTGCCTGCCACAGACGTTCGAGAGCGAGAGACATGGGCACGTCACGCTTGGTCCACCACTTGATGGCTGACATTCCTGAGGCCTTGACCTTCAGATCATCACCCCATTCACGTTCCCAGGATTCGATGTAGTCCTGCCAGTGGGGCGGGTCAGCGAAGAAGGCAACGACTTTGAACTTGTTGAAAGCCCAGTGCACTCGGGCGTCGAACGCGATTTGATCGACGTTCCAGTCCTTGGCCTCGGGACCGTCAGGCTTTTCCTCGATCTTGATCTTGAACAGTGCACCGTCCGAGATTCGGCATCCGATCAGTGCGGTGGCGTCATTCGACAGCGATCCGTCGAAGCCCAGTGCAATTTCTGTGCCAGGCTCGATTTCTTTGGCGCCCACACCCTGAGAAGTGATCATGGCGAGAATCTGCGGAGACACCCATGCGTTGTGCGACTCGGTCAGGGCGTTCAGGAAGTACCGGCGTGATTCTTCCTCGGTACGACGAGGGTCGTAGAGGTCATCGATGATACCCTGTTTGGAGTTCCAGTCGAGTGCCTCGCCGTAGGCTTCTTCGATGGCGATCTCGAGGGCTTCTTCATCGGACATATCGACGACATTGCCCCAGCGGTGATCGAACAGCAGACGCGCACGCTTGACCTTGACCTTGCGGCGTTCACCCTCTTCGAGAGGACGTTCGGATTCCTCAATGTCCTGAGCGTAATGGTACGTGTCCTCAGCCACTGAATCTTCGCCAGGCAGGTACATCGTGGTCGTTTCGAGAGCCCAGGGCTCAGCCGCACGCTTACGCTTGTTCAGGTTACGAGACACGGTCGCGTACATCTGCTTGAGCTGCTTGGTGTTGTAAAGGTGCGTCTCGTCAAAGATGACGAACGTCTCCTTACCACCATCCTTAGATGCAGCACCCGAGGTCGAGGGTACGATCTCACCGCCGAAGGGCAGGTCGACCTTGGCACGGTTCACGCGCATGCCATAAGCCTTCAGATCAGCGAGTGGGCCGTCCTCGAGATTGTTGAAGACCATGTCGTA